ACTTACTTCTATTTGGGAACCCGTTTGGGAAACGCTGGCCGATATCTGCGATTGGGATTCTGTTGAGCCTCTTTTCAGGGCAGGGACTTTATCAAATTATCAAATATGCGAACAGTACAAAAAAGATCATCAGCACTCCCAAACGTTTAAAACGACGATCACAGAAAAGGCTATCCGAAACAAGGCAAAGGCCCTCGGCTGGCAGAAAAACATAGCTGAAAAGGTCCGTGAAAAAATCAATGAAAAATTAGTCCGCAACAATGTCCGCAATGCGGACCAATCGGACGAAAAAATCATTGAAGAAGCTGCGGAAGCCGGAACTCAAATTGTTCTCCGGCATCAGAGAGAAATAGCGGCTCTCGTGGAACATGAGGAAAGGCTGCTTATCGAGCTGGAGACGGCCACCAAACTTTTTATCACTCAGTACCGAGGGGAGATCATTGAAAAAACGGTTGGCATGACCGTTAAGGAGAAATCCAGCACCCTGAAAGACCTGGCAGCGGTCCGGGCTCAGAGAATCGCCCTTGAACGGCAATCACACAACATCAAAGACGATTACGAACCCAACAAAGATTTGTCCGGAGATAAGATCTGGACGATCAAGTGCGTCGGGCCAAAGGAGTCTTTATAAATGCCGGAAATGCAGATTCCCGAAAAACTCAGGCCCCTGGTTGAAATCCCGAAGAGGATCAAGGTCATTATCGGGGGCCGTGGATCTGCGAAAAGCACAACAGTGGCTGATATTTTGGTCATGAAAACGCAGACGGAAAAGGCAAAGGTTGGCTGTTTTCGGGAATATCAGAACTCTATCGAGGATTCGGTCCATTCCCTTTTGAAAGAAGAAATCGAAAGGTTGCAGGTCCCGGGGTTCCAGATTGGAAAATCCTACATTGATCACGAGGACGGCGGAAAATTCCGGTTTCGTGGGCTGTCCATGTCTATTGCTGCCGTCAAATCAATGCAGGGATTTAAGTATTTCTGGGTTGAGGAATCACAGTTCTTGTCTGCATCCTCAATCAAAATACTCACGCCCACCGTCCGGTTGGAAGATTCAGAAATCTGGTTAACCGGCAACGTTATGTCAAGCGCAGATCCATTCAGCCAGAGGTTTATCGTTCCGTATTTGTCAGAGCTGTTGAGAGATGGATACTACGAGGATGATATGCACCTGATTATTTTTATCAATCACGCAGATAATCCCTGGTTTCCCGCCGTCCTGGAACAAGAAAGGCTCCATGATTTCGAAACACTGGATAGAGCCCTTTATGATCATATTTGGGAGGGTGCTTTCAACGATTCTGTTGAGGATTCCATAATCTCTGCGGAATGGTTTGATGCCTGTGTGGATGCTCACATTAAACTTGGATTCAAGCCCAGGGGGGCGAAAATCGTTTCCCATGATCCTTCTGATTTGGGGCCGGATGACAAGGGCCTGGTTTGTCGTCACGGGTCTGTAATCCTGGAAGCCATTGAAAAGAAATTCGGAGATGTCAACGAGGGCTGCGATTGGGCCACGGAATACGCCATTGCAAATCAGGCGGATTTATTTACTTGGGATGGAGATGGGCTTGGGTTGTCGCTTAAACGTCAGGTAGCCACAGCCTTTGATGGTAAAAAGGTTCAAATTGAGATGTTCAGGGGATCGAGTGGACCGGAAAACTCGGACGATATTTATGAGGACCCTGGCGTATCTGTCGGAGAAGACGAAAAGCGGATGACGAACCATGAGACCTTTAAAAACCGAAGGGCTCAATTCTATTGGAAGTTGAGGGATAGAGTTTATAATACATACCTTGCCGTCTCAAAAGGGCAGTACAAAGACCCCGACACCCTGATAAGTTTTTCCTCAGAAATAAAAGACCTTCAAAATTTAAGATCAGAGCTTTGCCGGATTCCCAGGAAACCAAATGGGAACGGTCTCATTCAGATTATGACAAAGATTGAAATGAAAAAGCTTTTAAAGATCAAAAGCCCAAACCTTGCAGACTCAGTAATGATGAGCCTTGTCACACCGGGAACCAAATCAAACAAAATAGGATACAGGCCAACACGATGAAAATTGAAAAACGATTGAGGAAATGGGCCAGCCACGTCGAAGAGGCTCACCTGGCCAAAGAATTAAAGAAGTGGGACGATTTCCAGGAAAAACTGAAAGAAGAGGCCAGAAAAAGAGAAGCGGCCAGGGTCGAATACCTTAAAAAGAATATGCGGACCCTGGAAAAAATGTGTGGCGCCGGGCTGGTTCCGGGCCTCAATTCTGATCAGATCGGGGCCGCTTTGGATGATCTTATAGGGACCGAGATCCCGGAAGATGTTTTCCAGGAAAATTATCAAATGGCCTGCAATCTTCTGGGCCATGCCATGGAATCCACAAAAACAGCATTGGAAAAAAGAAAGGCCTTTGAAGCCGAACAGGCAGCATTGAAGGTGCAAACCGAAGTCAATGAACAGCATTCATGGTTTAATAAGAATTTCGGTTGGTCGGCCACCATGGAAGATATGGAGAATGCCCTGGAAAAACTTGAAAAAATGGAACCGGTTGAACACCTGAAGACGATTGTGGAAGAGCAGAAAATCACCGGTCAGGAGATCCTTGTCGCTGCCAGGGCAAAAAAAGCCGAGGCTGACAGACTTGAAGCCGAACGGCTGTTTTCCAAGATGTGGGATGACGCCCATGCCATGAATGCAGAATTTGACAGGGCCAAGGCGAAATTTGAAGAGGTTCCCAAGGTCCAGGAACCGGAAATAAAGGAAGAGATCAAACGGGCTCCTGTTCCAGAAATCATGAAGAGGGAAAAGGTGTATGTGTCTGAGAAGGTAGAAGCCACGAAAGTTCTGGAAGAAGAGACAGAACCGGCTCCCATATCTGAATATGAGTATAAAGATACGATTAAAATTCAACTATCCTTTTTCAGACAGATGAGGGCATCCGGAAAAGAATTGGTTCTGTTTCTGGGAGAGGCCAGCGTTTTCCCCAACGGAGGAAGTAGCCTAAGAATAGGTCAACACCACGGCCTTGAATCAATCCTGGACGCCATTGAATCCCAACTGAACAAACGCATGAGGGAGATCGCCGATGACATGTAAAAAATGCGGCCGGCATATGGCCATAAAATCATGGAAAGAGTACCGGGATGTGATTCGATATTCCTGGATATGTGAATGCGGAAGAAAGGCTACCTCAACAGAGAAAAAATGAAAGATTATCCATATACATGGGCCTGGGAAAATAAACTTCCGGGAAGAAAGGGACAGCCCTGCAAAGTTATCACTCGGTCTCTGCGGATGAATTCGGCTTTGATCGAGTTTTAGGACGGGTACAGGGTTGTCACGAGCCGGAACGGAATACGGAAAAGGAAGAAATAAAAAATGAATCTTGATATTTTTTGCCAGCTTTGGATCTGTGTTTTTGGATGTTCGGCTGTCTGGTTTATAGGTCGGCTGGAAGCTTGGCGGCGGTGGGGTTATGTTTTGGGCCTCATGTCACAACCTGCCTGGCTGTACGCATCAATCCATCATGAACAATGGGGAATTGCATTACTGTCGGCCTGGTACACCTATTCTTGGGGCCAGGGAGTTTATAACTATTGGATCAAGGAAAGGCAAAAATGATGTTTGAAAAATTCAAAAGATTCGTCGTCAATGCCATCTGCCCATTCATCCTGGGCGTGATTGCAGGTCAGGCATGGCGAATAATCCAGGTAGGATAGGATGATTCTAAGATCATATCAGAAAAAAGCGGTAGAAAAATGCTGCAAGGCCCTGAAGAAGTATAAAAACACTCTCTTTGTGAGTGCCACGGGCTCAGGAAAAACCATCATCCTGTCATCCGTTGTCAAGGAGCGTCTTCCCAAGGGCGGCAAAGCTCTGATCATGGCCCACAGGGATGGACTCACGTCACAGAACTCTGACAAGTTCAGACAGGTAGCTCCGGAACTCGGGATATCCTTTTATAATGCTGAGTTTAAGGACTGGCACGGGCAGGCGGTTTTTTCCATGGTGCAGACTCTGAGCCAGGAAAAGAACCTTGAGACTATGCCGGACATTGATCTGCTGGTAACAGATGAGGCCCATCATAGCCCAAGTGATTCTTACATGCGGGTAATCAACCGGGCGAAAGAAAAGAACAGCAATGTTGAGATTTTCGGGGTTACTGCAACCCCGGAAAGGTCAGACAATAAGGGGTTAAGGAAGATTTTTTCCAATGTGGCCGATGTTGTGACCATTACCGATCTGGTCCGGGCCGGACACCTTGTACCGCCCAGGGCCATGGTGATTGATATCGGTACTCAATCCATGTTGAAAAACGTGAAGAAAACCGCTTCTGATTATGATCAGGCAGAGGTGGAAGCGATTCAGAATACGACATACAACAATCGGCAGATCATTGATAAATGGATGGAGCTTTCTTCCGACCGGCCCACGGTTTGCTTTTGCTCCACCATATCCCATGCGGTTGACGTGATGAACGCTTTTCAGGATGCTGGCATACCTGCTGAGGCCATCCATTCAGGATTGACATTGAAGCGCCGGCGGGAAGTCCTGGCCGCATACGAACATGGGGAAATCCCGGTGCTGAGTAACCCCCTTTTACTCACCGAGGGCTGGGATAGCCAAAGGACTTCATCCATAATGCTTCTGAGAACATCATCCCATAAATCCGTGGTCATCCAGATGGTGGGCCGGGGGCTGCGGAAGGTCGATCAGGATCTTTATCCAGGAGTTGTAAAACGGGATTGCCTGGTTTTAGATTTTGGAATCAGCCTTCTGACCCACGGCAACCTGAACTCAGAAGTCTCGTTAAAAGATGACGGCAAGGCCGGGGACCCGGAAGAGGCCCGGAAAAAAGATTGTCCTCAATGTCAGGCGAACGTCCCAATCCAGACCAGGGAATGTCCTCTTTGCGGATATGAATTCCGGATTGAGCTGGATGAAAATGGATTTCTGGATGAGGCCCAGGAGTTGAGACTGATCGAGATAGACCTGATCAACAACTCCCCATTCAAATGGAATAATTTATGGGACATGGATTCCATTCTGATTGCCACGGGATTCACAGCCTGGGCATGCGTGTGCAGCAAAAATGGTGAAGACTGGTATGCCATCGGTGGCAAAGGCTTTGAAACAAAGGTTTTGGGTATCATGAACCGGATGGGGGCCATTGCCAGCGCCGATGACTGGATGAGGGAGAACGAAACGGCCAGGAATTCCAGGAAGGCGTCCCGGTGGCTGCATGATCCGGCCAGCCCGAAACAAATGGAGCTGTTGGGCAAGTTCGGTATGTGTCAGATATTGAGCAAGTCATTGGCGGCGGCATATTTGACGTTTTATTTTAATCGGAAGAAGATTGAGAAATATTTGGGAGTGTAAAATGGCAATACCAGAAGCATGTGGTCTTTGGATAGAGCAAAGAGTCAAAGAAGAATTGGAAAAGAAAGGAGACACCGGATCAAGCCTCCGGGAGATCGGCAGGTCAGTGGCCATGGAGATTGAGAGGCTTTTTGAGGTGAAGGTTAACCCGGGGACGATTTATCATAAAGCCCGGCGTTTCCAGGGTGGTACAAATGCACCGGAAACCGAAACCCCTACAGCCGAAGGAGTTTCGGAAGAAATCAAACAAATCAAACGAGAACCAGCAAAGGATGGAACAATGCGAGGAGGTCCAAGGGAGGGCTCAGGGAGCGTTTCAGGTGGGGACATTCCAAACGAGCATCAAAACATGACCGCCGCCATTTTCTACGAGCCACCCCTGAAACACCTGGCCAGGGTATAAAGCCGGATTCCCTGCAAAGAAATGGGCCATCTGCGTTTCAAGATCCGGCTGGCTTTCCGTTTCGAAAATTTTTACTTGAGTTCTGATCAAAGTTTCCCCTCCCGGATGAGGCTGGCCACTTTGTCGAACAAGTCCGGATTGTTCTTCAGGATCTGGCCGATCTTTTCATCAATCTCATTGTCGGCCAGGCCCTCAAAGCTATGCTCTATTTCCTGAATGTCCCGGACCTTGCCTTCAGTCCTGTCCAAAAATTCCTTGGCCGCCATGGAATCCGGTGGGAAATGCCGCTCGATTTCCTTAACAAGGATCTTGTCATCACTGGTCTTGAAAAGCCGGGTTTCTTTAACGGTGAAACCGATTGCCTTCCGGAACAGGGCTTCCAGAATCAGCCCCCTTTGCCTGGCTGATCGCTTCTTCCGGTTCTCCAAGGCAAGGTCTTCGATCTCGGCGAGATGCTTAGGGCTCAAACTGCGGTAGATTTGATTATCCGCACAATATCCAAGAATCTCGGTGGAATACCTTTGTCTTGTGGGCCAGTCATTTTCCGGATCTGACAAAAATTCAAGCAATCTCGCCTTATTTGCAAGGCCTTTGGGGGTTAGCATACCGTCGTTGATTTCTCGCATTTCTTCCATGTTTGAATCCTCATTATTCGCCCGGGTCCCCACCCGAAGAAAGGGACCCGGATTTTTCCGTTAACTCAATAAATAAGCGCCAATTCCCAACAGGGCGCCGACGCCAAGGGCTGCTGGGCCACCGACAGCGGCCAGACCACCTGCTTTTAAAGCGGCTGGCGTTGCCATCAGTTTCCCCACCTGAGCGCCCATGGCCGCCCCACCCATCCCGGCCATAACCCCACCGCCGACAGTTGACCCCGGCTTCCGGTTCGCAGGAATGTCCTTCATCATGCTGCCATACGTGCCGGCAGCTCCGGACATGCCGGACATTGCTTTACCGATTGGATTTTCAATCTGATACATTTTTTTCCTCCGTTTAAATTGTGATTAATATTTTTTTTCTATCAAGTCAGGTTTAACCCGACAGTATCCACCGAAAAATTCTTTTGCAACGGGTTTATCGATATCCGGCCCATCTGAATAGCCTGCGTACCAAAGAATGTCCGGCAGATCCTCCCTGTGGCCATGCCATTTATAAAAAATAACACCCTCATAAAAGGGTCCTTTCTGGAACATATGCGTTTCTAAAATTTTAAATCCAGAAAAAACTGTTTCTTTGAAATCCAACCATGTATTCATATCTGAAACCAGTTGAGCAAGGTTTTCATTTCGAAAAGGTTTACTCCGATGTCGATCCATATTCATTGTTTCATACATTTTTTATTCCTTATCTTTTTTTACCGGATCACCCGGCGGTTAAAATAAAAAAGGCCCGGTTAAAAAGAGATTGCTCCCTCCTCAACCGGGCCTTATGGTCCTCGTTTTGAGATACTATTTTACAAAATTTTGTTTAATTGTTTTCTTTCCTCCAAAAGAAAACTTGGCAGTTTTTTTTAAATCCCGCCAATCCCGCCGAATGCCGCCGTGACTTTCTGGCGGGATTCGGAAAAGAGGGTAAATTTACGGCGGTAAATCCCGCCGGAATATTTTCCCTTAGCGGCGGCGGGATTTAATTACAATTTTGTAACTTTTTTCTATGGTCATTTTTCACTCTGTTTTTCGAATCCCGCCGAATCCCGCCAAACTCCAAGATAAGTTTTCCGTTTGGTGGATTGCTTATCAATGGGCAGGTCTTTTTCAGTCAATCTGCCCTCTGACAATAGTTGGGCAACCAGATCCCGGACCTCATTCCTTTTGAGTTTTAACTCCTGATAACAGGAGGCCAAACCTTCCTTGTTATAAAAGGCCGTGCCAGATTCCTCGGCGGTCATTACAAATTGTTCAATTTGCCGTTTTGCCGCTTCCTTGCGCTCATTGTCTGATATTGAACTCTCCGCAAAAGATTCAAACCTCCACCCGGTGCGCTTCAGCCATATCAATGGGGGGTTGGGTCTGCTATACGAAAGTTTAGGTCTGGCGATGATGGTCAATGAACTTTGAGGATCGAGGCAACACCCTTGCGGTGGTTTCCTGGCCGTGTCATTTGGTGTCCAGGACTGCATGATGTGAACCATCCTCGAACCGTCCGGAAGCGCTGATCCTCCCCGGCTGGTGTATTGGTCCAAGGTTTTTTCCCTGGCGTTTGCCTTGCCTGTGTGATGGATGAATCGAACACAACAACCCAGGGAATTCCTGATTTTTCTGGCTGCCTCGATTAACCCGGATTCATTATCATTGACTTTTGATTCCCCCACGCCAAAGGATATTGCAGGATCAAAAATAATAATCACAGGGGGGTTTTCTCTATGCCTGCGGATAAGATCATCAACGAACTGATCCGCAACAATATTCCCATCTACAAGCTTGATGAGCTTTGACGCATCGCCGGAAACATCTTGAATAATGACGCCCTCTTGAACCTTTTTTATTTCATCAGGGGTCAAACCCATGTCTCGGGATATTTCCCTCAGACGAGCGATTAAAATCTCCCGGGGATCTTCGGCCGTCACAATCAAACACCATCCCGGCTTTTTGATTTCGAGACCATATAGGGGTTCGCCCAGGACAATATGAATGTCCTCATAAAGCATGGTTGTGGTTTTTCCGGTCCCGCCGGGCGCCGACGTAGTTGCAACATCCGCATAAAGGTAATCCTCAACTATGCAATCCGGTGTTAATCTTGCGTTGCTCCACTCGGAATCTGTGATAAAAAGATCATCCCTGGAAGGAATGCCGCCGGGTATCCCCACAATCAGCCGTTTCACAGCCTCAAGCCCCTCCAGCGCCGCAAGGTCATTGAAATCCATTCCGGCTTTTTCAGGCATAACCACCCTTGCGCCGATGGCCTTGGCTGCTTTTTCGGCTTCCCGCTGGCCGGTCCCTGACTCATCATGGTCGGCGCATATGACAATCGGCGCCGCCGGGCACTTCTCCCGGACAACCAGCGCCACTGATGAGAGATTCCCGGCATCAAAGGCAATAATGACCGTTCCGCCCGTGGCGGCATGGATACTGCACCCCGTGGCGTAACCCTCGCATAGGTACAAATCCGGCCCGCCGGGTATGGTGAAATAACAGCTTTCCTTCCTGGACCCTTTGGGGAAATTCTTGTCCCGGGGTTTCTCAAAATCCTGGAAGATTTTTTTTTCCGGGAAAATTTGTTGATATGACCAAAAATTGCCGTCTGCATCCCTTAACGGAACAAGAAGGATCTCCCCGATCTGGCGGATCTCCCCCAGGGGTTGAATTCCCTTCCTTATTAAATACTGGTGATTAGGCTCCGCTGGCCCGGCTGTCTGGAATTTCGGAAAAAGTTTGTCCCTGGTCTCGGCATGGCGCTGGGCTCGGTCCTCTTGCCTTTTCAACTTGGCATAGGCAAGGAATTTTTGATATTCGGCCTCTTGTTCGGTTGTCCGGTAGGCTTTGGAAATGGAACACCAGTTCTTTTTTAATCCTGTTTTCCAGTTGCCATATGTGCCCGCCGGCAGGTTGTCGGCATGATAAACACACCACCCGGCCTTGTCACCTTTTTGGTCAACGTCGAATCGGATCAGATCCCCGGATTCATCAATATATTCTGGCTCAAGGCCATTGGCGGCCATAGCATGCCGGAATTCTTCGGCAGGATTTGAAGACTTTATCCACTGTTTCGGCGGAAAGTGTACAATTTTATTGGACTGACCCGTATCTTGATATTCGGCATCTTCCCTCTGAGGTTTGGCACCGCTAAGATCGATCATGAAACCCCTATGCCTCTACCCGGCCATAATGTTTTAATCCATTTGCCCAAAGGGGCAAATATGCCGTCATATCAACCATGGTTGTTGACCCATGTTTATAAAATATATCCTTGGGCAATTCTTTCATTTTGTTTCGCATCGTTTGAGCTGCCGGCAAAGCCGAATACTTGTTGAAATCAGCAAGCCGCATGATAGGGCCAGTCAACTCCAACATGTCTTTAATAAATTGTTCTCTTTTTTCTTCAATTGACTTTTCAACCTGGCTTTCTGCCAAATTTTCGTTTTTGATTTTGGTTGACATTTTTGTTCTCCAAGTATTTTTTTTAATTTTATCCCAGGTATGTACCAAGGAAACTTTCTAAATCTGAAGAAACCATAATTGAGAATAAAATCGTAATCAAGGACTGTTTGGCAGAAAAGGAGGATCAGGTTAGGGTTCCCTTTAAGCATAAAAAAGGGTAAATCCCTCATACAATAAAGCAGAAAAGATGAACCCTGTTTTTTTTAAAACAAATATTGCTATGTGCGGGGTGCGCCGCCATTGGGATTAATATTTATGATTTGTGCTATCCGCTGCGCAGCAGTATCTTTGATGTCCGGATATTTTTTTTTAATCCATGAGGTTATGTTGTTTTTGTGGCCACCCTTCCATTTCAGGTGTGCGCCTGATTTATAAAGAGTTTCCCATGCCTCCGCTGCGATCCGTAAATATTCTGGTGCGGTCCCATCAATAACTATTCCAGTAGGAACCTGTTTCTTTTGCTGCATTCTTTTGGAAACATCCGAGTTTTTCCGTTCAAAGGCTTCAATTTCATCGATCAAAAAAAAACAACCTGTTATCGAGTGTTCGTCTGGAAGAGCATAGGGAACCAATATTGTGTTGGCATTTATTATAATCGAGCCATTTATATGAGGTTTTTCCTTTGTAGGAGGAGTATAAATAGGAAAAGCTTTGGGGCGATCTTTTTTATAAGCCTGTATATAACCGTCACAATACTGGATTAGGGCCGTTAATCCCACTCCCCACCTTTCCATTAATTCACGGCCATCAATATATTTGATCGGTTTATCAGTCATTGCCAACCATCTTTTTCATGGGAATCACCTTTCCATTTTCTTTAAGGTTGTCCAAATAATCAGCCCAAGCCTGCATCATTTCGGTTCTTTCCGGCAGATATTTGGCGTGATTATAAGCCGCCTTGACTTTATTGGACTCTTTGTGCGCAAGCTGAATCTCAATAAATTCAGTCTTCCACCCAAGCTCATGCAAAAGCGTGGAAGCCATTCCCCGGAATCCGTGCCCGGACATTTCTTCTTTTGAATATCCCATACGGCGCAAGGCGGACAGCACACCATTATCGCTCATTGGTCTGACGGTAGTTCTTGGTGATGGAAATAGATACCGTCCGGAACCTGTTAACGGTCTAAGATCATTGATTATTTCTAATGCCTGGTGGGATAAAGGAACAACATGAATCTGCTTGCCTTTCATTTTATCTGCCGGTATTTTCCATTGATTCCGGTCAAGGTCGATCTCTGCCCACTCAGCTTTTCTTAGTTCCCCAGGACGGACAAAAACCAATGGTGCCAGCTTCAATGCAGACCGGGTGATTTCCTGTCCTTGATAATCATCAATCGCTCGCAGGAGTGCCCCTATTTCTTCTGGGGCTGTAATAGCCGACATGTGTTTAGGTGTTGTTTGTTCCAATGCCCCTTTTAAATCCCGACAAGGATCGCTTTCAATTAATGCTGATGAAACACAATACTTCATGACTTGAGAAATAATAACTTTGATTCGATGGGCTGATTCGATTGCGCCACGGCTTTCAACCCGACGGCAAATGATCAATACTTCTTTGGCTGTGATTTCATTGACAGGTCTGTTTTGTAAATATGGCAAGATATCCCGGTCAAGACGTGATTGAACTGTCCGGGAGTGACCATGGGTCCACTTCTGTTTAGAAAACCATTCTGAAGATAAAGCGCCAAAGCTGTTTTCGGCAGCTTCGATTTTGAGGGCTTTATCAAGCTTTTTCTGATAGCCGGGGTCAATTCCATTGTCTAAAGTTTTTTTGGCTTTATAATGCCGTCCCCTGGCTTCCTTTAATGAGATATCAGGATAAACACCAAGGGCCAATGTTTTACGTTTGCCAAGGAATCGATAATCATAACGCCAATACCGACCGGATTTATTAACGAATAAATAAAGCCCGTCGCCATCGGTAAATTTTTTCTGCTTGCCAGAATCCAGCCTTGCGGCTTGCACTTCCTTTGCTGTCAGTCTACCCATTTCCCATCCCCTTGTTTAGACGGTATTTTTCATGCCGGATTTTCTTTTAAAAATGGCATGTTACATAAAAATGACGGTATAAAATTTTTGAATTATTGCCATATACCGTCAGAAATACCGTCAATTTGACGGTATGTCAAGGCATAACTTGGGTTAACTTATGGTATATTTCTATGAATAATGCTTGATTTTTCTTTATATTTCAGTTAGTTGAAGTTAACTGAGGTAGGGTAAAAAAAATAATTTGGTGGAGGCGGCGGGAGTTGAACCCGCGTCCGAAAACAATCAACCTGGGCTTCTACATACTTATCTCAAAATTTGTGATTCGTTGCCGTGTCTCCCATGAGATGGATACATGACAATATATCCTGAAAAGTTTAGCTTTTAAGGTTCAGGCGCCCTTAATAAACGATCCTGCAAAGTCGACGCCCTGGTCTGAAATCTGCAGGAAGGATTTCAGCAGGACGGAAGCTGCCTTAAGCAGCTACAGCGTAGTTATAATCGTCTGCGATTATATTTATGTTTTGCCAGGATTTACGAGCTGACAAAAAGCTCGGTATGCTACCTCAGACCTCAAAATCTCCGTCGAAGCCATTACGCCCCCAAATTTTAAAAGATCAGATATGCTCTTAATATAATCTTAACTGCTTGAAAAGTCAATGTCGGCAAGCTAATTAGATTTTTTTTTGTAGTCTCTGTCCATTTCCCGCTTAATATCTTTCTGTTTTATGGATTCCCGCTTATCGTATAATTTTTTCCCTTTGCAAAGCCCGATTAACACCTTGATCTTATCGTTTCTAAAATAGATTTTCAAAGGCACCAGCGTGTACCCTCTTTCTTTTATCTTTGCCAGAAGTTTTTTAATTTCATATCGGTGAAAAAGAAGCTTTCGGGTTCTCAGAGCTTCATGATTGCTGTAATAGGCATATTTGTAAGGTGAGATATGAAGCTGCCTCAAAAAGATTTCTCCATTCTTAATCTCGGCATAGGCATCCTGAAAGCTGACCCCTCCTTTACGAATTGATTTTACCTCAGTCCCGGCAAGAACAATTCCCGCCTCATATTCCGACTCAATGGTATAATTGTGCCAGGCTTTTTTATTGGTTGCTATTAGTTTTACAAAATCTGAATTCATAAGCTTTCATCAGTCCCCTGAAAGGAGTATGTCTTTATATTCATTGATAATATATTCCGTGATTTCTTTCACGGTATTCAATCCCATAATTTTTTTCATGCTGTTTTCGGCTGTCCTACTGTCAATATTGCGTATCATATTTTTAACCACAGGGATGGATGCGGAGTTCATGGAAAGATGGGTCAAGCCCAAGCCGATGAGAACCGGAATATTAATGGGGTCCCCTGCCATTTCCCCGCACATGACAATGTCTATTCCTTTTTTCTTTGCCGCATCGCAGGTCATTTTTATCATTCTCAATACTGCCGGGTTCAATGCCTGATACAGATGGGCCACCTGGGGGTTCCGTCTGTCAATGGCCAGGGCATACTGGATGAGGTCATTGGTGCCGATGCTGAAAAAATCCACATGTGCTGCAAGATGATCGGCCATGATGGCGGCTGACGGCACTTCGATCATGACGCCCAGAGGGATATCTT